ATATAAGATTAGAAAGTTTTTTCAGTTTTGGAGACACTAATGAAAATAGTTCTAATGGTATACTTTTAAATGGGTTATCTAATGCAGTACTATCTCGTACTAATATATTTGAAAATATAGAAATATCTAACTTTGCAAATTGTGTTTATTCTGATTGGGATATTACAGATAATAAGTTTATTAATTGTAACTTTGTAGCATGTAACAGAGGCATAGTGTTTGGATTAAACACTGTTCTTGGTTTAAGCGGACAAACAGTTGGACCATTTAATAATACCATACAGGGCTGTCGTTTTTTAGATTACGAAAAGCAAGCAGTATATGTTAAAACTGGTACAGGTAATTTAACTAAAGACAATAAATTCTATAGAGGAGGCAGCTTAGGTGGTGATGCTACAAATACACTTTATTCTGTAGTACAGTTTGACCAAAACGGAAATCATTCTGAAAACGATTGGTTTACAAGAACTTCAGAACTATCATCAACATATCCAACTGCTCCGTACTTGCCTGAAGTCAAAGGTAATAACTTTTCAGATATTAACTTTACGCAATCGCTAACAATCGGTTATTATGGACAATTTAGTCGTTTATTTAAATTGTCTGCTACTAATACAAAGTCAATTATAATAGAATACATCTATAAAAGTAGTACATTAGGTGCAACACGCAGTGGTGTGCTTAGTATTCTTTATAATGCCGATACTGAAAGAGCTGAACTTACAGATGAATACGACTTCATAGGTCCAGATGATAGCAAAGCTGATAATTTAGTATTTGATGTTCAAACTTTTGACCATAATAGCGATTCTGTGGTTGACACAATTGGGGTTATGGTGTTAAACTCTACTAGTAATGATGACGCAACCTTTTATTATAGAGTTAAAAATAGATCCTAATGTTCCAAAAGCTCAAGTACGAAGATAGACTCTTAGACTGGAAAGATTTTAGAGAAGAACTAGAAATAGTCAAAGATCCTATACAATATGCTATTGATTTTTATAGTCAAACACCTTCGCTTCCTAGGAATGTAGATCCCTATGATAAAGAGACTTGGCCTAGTCCTTGGGAGATAATTGAAGAAAATAATTATTGTTTGTTCTTAAAATTATTAGGAATTTGTTACTCTTTACAGTTAACAGACCGCTTTTCCACCGATACATTCGAGATACATATTGTACTAGATAGAGATTCTTCCAGTACATATTATCTACTTTATGTCAGAGATAGGGTCATCGGCTATGACGGAGAGACACATGTTGCAAAAAAAGACTTACCAAGAAATTTACAACCGCAACAGACTTTCAGCATGCCACCATTACAATAAATACCAAATACTTTTAAACACATAATAGGAGTGAAAATGTCTAATGGAACAATGATCGTCAAGCGAGACGGAACACGCGAACACCTCAATATCGATAAAATACATAAAGTTGTAGAACATGCATGTAACGGTTTAGCAGGTGTTAGCAGTAGTCAAATTGAAATGAATGCAAATTTACAATTTTATGACGGTATGACTACAAATGAAATACAAGAAATTTTAATTCGAAGCGCAAACGATCTTATTTCATTAGAATCTCCAAATTATCAATTTGCAGCAGCACGACTTTTAACATACGGTGTAAACAAACAAGTGTTTGGCCGTTACCAACCAATTTCGTTAAGAGATATGATTGTTAAGAACATTGATCGTGGAGTATATGATGCTGAAATACTAACAAAATACTCTGCTGAAGAAATTGAAAGATTAGACAGTTACATTCATCATAAACGTGACGAGAACTTTACTTATGCAGGCATTAGACAAGTTGTAGACAAGTACCTAGTACAAGATCGTTCATCAGGTGAAATATTTGAAACTCCTCAATTTATGTATATGATGATCGCAGCAACATTATTTGCTAACTATCCAACAGAAACACGTATGCATTACGTAAGGAGATATTATGATGCGACCTCACTTTTTAAAGTCAACATACCTACACCCGTTATGGCTGGTGTTCGTACCCCTGTCCGCCAGTTTGCTAGTTGCGTACTTGTTGATAGTGACGATACTCTCGATTCCATATTTGCTAGTGACATGGCTATCGGACGTTATACAGCGCAACGAGCAGGAATTGGCATCAATAGCGGAAGGATACGCGGGGTTAACAGTAAGATCCGAGGAGGAGAAGTAGCCCATACAGGTATCATTCCGTTCCTCAAGAAGTTCGAAAGCACAGTACGTTGTTGCACACAGAACGGAGTAAGAGGCGGTAGTGCTACTGTACACTTCCCGTTTTGGCATCAAGAGATTGAAGACATCCTTGTGCTAAAGAATAACAAAGGCACAGAAGACAATCGTGTGCGTAAATTAGACTATTCAATACAACTTAACAAAACAATGTATGAGCGTCTACTAAAGGGAGAAGAAATTACTTTATTCTCGCCACATGATGTACCAGGCTTATACGAAGCATACTTTGGCGATGCAGACAAGTTTAAAGAAATGTATGAAATGTATGAGCGTAAAACTAGCATTAAGAAAAAGAAAATTGATGCTATGGAATTGTTTTCTGATCTAATTAAAGAACGTGCAGAAACAGGACGTATCTATATTATGAATGTTGATCATTGTAACACACATAGTTCATTTAAAGATACTGTTTACATGAGCAACTTGTGTCAAGAAATCACACTACCTACTAAACCACTACAGCATATCGATGACGAAGATGGTGAGATTGCACTATGTATTTTAAGTGCTATCAATGTAGGAGTGATTAGAGATCTTGATGACTTAGAAGAGCTTTGTGATTTAGCTGTTCGTGCGTTAGAAGAGATTATTGATTATCAACGCTATCCAATTCGTGCAGCTGAAATTTCAACAAAAGCTCGTCGTTCACTAGGTGTAGGTTATATCGGATTAGCACACTATCTTGCACGTCAAAAGGTGCAATACAACGACCCGGAAGCATGGAAGCTAGTACACGATTTAACAGAAGCATTCCAGTATTATTTGTTAAAAGCATCAAACGGTCTTGCTAAAGAACGTGGTGCATGTGAGTACTTTAACCGTACAAAGTACAGTGACGGTATTCTGCCAATTGATACTTATAAGAAAGACGTTGACACCTTAGTTGAAAATAAATTAAACTATGATTGGGAATCACTACGTGCTGACATTAAGGAGCATGGACTACGACATAGCACTCTTAGTGCGCAAATGCCAAGCGAAAGCTCAAGTGTTGTGTCGAACGCAACAAATGGTATCGAACCACCTAGAGGATACTTGTCTGTTAAGAAAAGCAAGAAAGGGCCTCTTAAGCAGATTGTTCCACAGTATCAAACACTAAAGAACTACTACACACTACTTTGGGATATGCCATCAAACGAAGGATATATTAATGTAGTTTCAGTAATGCAGAAGTTCTTTGATCAGGCAATTAGTGGCAATTGGAGTTACAATCCAACTCATTTTCCTGACAATGAAGTGCCAATGTCAGTTATGTTACAAGACTTGTTAAATACATACAAGTACGGTTGGAAAACTTCTTACTACCAAAACACTTACGATTACAAAACTGATCCAAGTGAATTAGAAGAAGAAAAAACTCAGCTAGAATTAGCACCTAGTTCAGTTGACGATGCAGAAGCATGTGAAGCCTGTGCAATTTAATGGTTGACTTAGCTTAATTTAGATCATATACTAATAGAAATATATTAGGAAGGAACAAATGTCAAAGACAGTATTCAACAAGGAGAAGGTTGACTTCACAAAACAACCAATGTTCTTTGGAGCAGAACAAAACACACAGAGATATGATACATTTAAGTTTCCGGTCTTTGATAAATTAAATCAAACAATGCTAGGCTACTTTTGGCGTCCAGAAGAAGTAAGTCTGCAAAAGGATAGAGCAGACTATGCTAACTTTCGTCCAGAGCAGAAGCATATCTTTACAGCTAACTTAAAGTATCAAACACTGCTAGACAGTGTACAAGGTCGTGGACCGTGTTTGGCATTCTTGCCACACGTATCACTTCCTGAACTAGAAGGTTGTATTGTTACTTGGGATTTCTTTGAGACAATTCACAGTCGTTCTTATACACACATTATGAAAAACGTGTATGCAGATCCAAGTGAAGTATTTGATACTATTTTAGATGATCAAAAGATTATCGAACGTGCTGTTTCAGTAACCAAACACTATGATGCATTTAATGCAGCAGCAGATGCCTTTATCCATAAAGGCAAAGGTAGTATGCGTGATGTTAAAAAGAAATTGTATCTTGCGATGCAGACTGTTAACATCTTAGAAGGACTTCGCTTTTATGTGTCATTTGCTTGCACATTTGCTTTTGGAGAACTAAAGCTAATGGAAGGTAGTGCTAAGATTATTAGTCTTATCGCTAGGGACGAAGCACAGCATTTGGCACTAAGCACACACATTCTTAAACTTTGGGCTCAAGGCAAAGACGATCCAGAAATGGTATCTATTGCTAAAGAGTGCGAAGAAGAAGTCTATGACTTATGGCGTACATGTGTTGAAGAAGAAAAAGACTGGGCAAACTATTTGTTCCAAGATGGTAGTATGATTGGTTTAAACGAAACACTACTTCACCAATATGTAGAATACATTGCTAACCGCAGACTTAAAGCACTAGGCATGAATGCTATCTTTGATGCACCAGTAAACACTAACCCGCTACCTTGGACACAGCATTGGCTATCAAGTTCAGGATTGCAGGTTGCTCCTCAAGAAACAGAAGTAGAGTCTTATATCGTTGGCGGCATTAAACAAGACGTCGATAAAGACTCACTAAAAGGATTTTCATTATGATTGAAATTTACGGAAAACCACATTGTCCATTTTGTGAAAAAGCAAAGGCATTTTGTGATCTAAATGGATTAGCTTTTAAATATTTTAGTCTTGGAACTGATTACACAAAAGAAGAATTGCTAGAACAATTCCCAGGTGCCCGTACTGTACCGCAAATAATTGTTGCTGGTAGCAAGATAGGCGGATTTGAAAACCTAGCAAAGTACATTGAAGAAACTAATTATAACGGCACAGGATATACTTTATGATCATTGAAACACCTTACAAGGCAACAGACACTATTACAATTAAAACAACAGCAGGTGAAGAAATTGTTGCTCGTTTTATAGAAGAAAGTTCAGATACAATTACAGTAGAAAAGCCAATGGCGATTATGGCAAGTGGTCAGGGCATCGGACTAGGTCCATTTGCATTTACATTAAATCCAGAAGCTAAAATCAAAATAAATAAAAATGCATGCCTAGTAATACATAAAACTGACGGCGAAATGGCTAAACAGTATGTTTCTAGTACAAGCGGAATACAAATGGTATAATGGCACAGGAAATACATCGTAAAGGCGACCTAAATGTAGAAGACGCTGCCGTCCTCAGCACCCAGCAAACAAAAGTTAAAGCTGGATCTGAATATGTTGCAACAGACGGAGATCCTGTTGACGCTCACGGATCTGGAGTACACGCATCGCCTGTAACTGCTAATGGCAGTCCTTCAGTTTCTATCGAAGGTAGACCTATAAATAGAAAAGACGATCCTGATAATTGTACACACCCAAGAGCTGACGGATTAAGCAGTGTTATTGTTGGCGACACAGGATCTCCAACAATAGTAGTACCGCAGATCTAATAATCAATCATATTTTAAACTGTTAGAGGTTGACAACAACCTCTTTTTATGCTACTATAAGGTATGATTAAAAATACTAAGGCAAAGAAAGAGGCTAAAATTGAAAAATAAAGTAATACTTACAGACGCTGATGGCGTTATTCTAGATTGGGAATGGGCTTTTCATTGTTGGATGGAAGAACACGGTTTTAATAAACAAAACGGTGGACAACTTATATATAACATTGGAGACCGATACGGCATTTCCAATAATCAAGGTCATAAACTAATTAAGATTTTTAATGAAAGTGCAGCAATTGGATTTCTTCCTGCACTTCGTGATGCACAGCATTATGTAAAGAGATTGCACGAAGAACATGGATATGTTTTTCATTGCATTACAAGTTTGAGCAAAGATCGAAATGCTCAAAGATTACGGAAGATGAATATCCGTAAACTGTTTGGCGAAACTGCATTTGATAAATTTATTATTCTAAGCACAGGCGCAGACAAGGATGACGCACTAGCACCTTACAAAGATACAGGATGTTGGTGGTTAGAAGACAAACCAGAAAATGCACTAGCTGGACAAAAGATCGGACTAAATTCTCTATTAGTAGAACATGGACACAATATGGATTATGAACATCCAGAAATATCCCGTGTAAAGAACTGGAGAGAAATATATAATATCATTACAGGAGAAAATGTATGACACAACCAACACATGAAGAGATTGTTTTGGCATTTAATAATTATCTGAAAGAATCAGAAGCATTTGAAACAAAAGGTGTAAAAGCAGCAGCAACTCGTGCTCGCAAGGCACTTGGCGATTTAGGTAAACTTACCAAAAATCGAAGAGCAGAAATCCAAGAAAAAAAGAACGCAATGTAAAAAAAATGCATCTATAAAATAGAAGGATTATAGCGTATGTTAGCGTTATAATCCTTTTTTTTTGTAAATATTTTTATGACATATTTTGAACGCAAAGAAGCTAATCGTTTTTACTGGATGGTCAAAGGTCAACTTATTCCCGAAAGTTGGAGTGATAAAGATATCATGTCTACTTACGAATCATATTTCCGTAGACTATGGGGTAATCACGAAAGAGCTCAATATGCTGAGTTAGGGTTTGAAGCAGCCTGGGCAAAACGTCAAGCAAAAAAACGTTTGACACACAAATAAACTTGTGTTATAAATAAACTGTTAGCGTTGAAGCAACGTGGACACATACTGGACTCGGGGGCGGTACCCGACGACTCCACCAAAAGCACACCGTAAGTCGCCGTGCAAGTAGGAACTTGGAATTGGCTTATGTCAGTTATAGATGGTACGTTCTATTGCGGTGTTGGTGTGTTTTTGATGGGGTCGAAATAGGATCGACAGGTGTGGAAGCGGAAGTGGAGTTAACCGGATGACTGCGTTATTGGTCAACATTCACAATTGCAAATGACAATCGTGCGCCAGAAATGGCATTAGCGGCTTGATCGCTACGGGGTAGTTATACCTTGTTACCAAAAATAGCAGGAAAGCACCTTCGGGTGCTTTCTTTTGTATAGGAGACACAGATTGAAGCCAAATACAGAATTCAAACTCACTGTAAGAGACATTGAGATTATTGAAGATGCTTTATTACAACTAGAGCAAACAGCAGAAATACAAGGCCTGCTGGGACGTATACACAATCAAAAGAACTGGTATCGTCCTAGTAAAGAAGTTTATATAGGTGGGTGACAGGTGTTGCTCAGATGTAACACCAATACACTTTATGCACTCATATTGTGCAAATGCAGCAAAAAGTGTTATAAATAAAAAGTCAAAAGGGCAAGCTGATCACTTGCCCTTTTCTACGCAATAATAAAAACAAACGAAAGGTAAATTAATGCGCAATGTATTTATTTTAGCAGCAGCCGCAGCAATGGCAGCGACTGTAGCAAATGCAGACACTGTTAACCCAGCAGCAGGTGCAA